CAGATAACTTATCGCCATCATAATTAAATGAAGTAAATATTTTAACTGTCTTTGTATCTTTAGAAAATAAATAACCTATATCTTCACACCATTGAAAATTTAATTTTTCAACATCTTCTAAGCTATCAAACCAACTTGGATCTGTTACAATATCTTGCCAAATTATTTTAACTCTTTTGTATTTAAACTTTGGTGTTCCACCAGCTTTCATATAGATCCTTCAATGTAACTTTATTTTTTGTAACTTCTATAATTTTCTTAACCATTTCAGGATCAGGAAATCTTTTTATCTTTGCTGTTAAACACCACCTCTGAACCGAAGTGCCAGGATTTTGTACCCCTTGTATGCCAAGCTCTAACCCAAAATTATAATAGGATAAACCTTTGTCCTTTCTGTATTCTTCAAGTGTCATAATTCCTTTCTATTTATATGATTTGTATTGATATATTATAGAATAATTATCTTTACAAGCAAATAAATAACTGTATAAATAGTGGAAAACAAAGGAACTTATGAAACTTAGAGAACAAACACAAGAACAGCTTACAGATAATGCGTTTAAAATATTTAATGGTGGTGAAGGTTTAGATCATTGGTCATACTCATCAACCTCAACTCCATTTGCTAAAAATTTAATTAATTATTATTTTCCACAGGAAGTTAGAAGAAAATTTCCATTTAGACACTCAGCACATTTTGGTAATTTAGTAAACAACACAGTACAGCGTTTAATATCTGATGTAATTTATACCACAAAGAAAATTAAAAAAACTGAGTTTACAAAAAAAGATAGAGATTACAACACAGCTTATCAAACAGAGTTAAAATTTTTAGATGAGAAAAAACCTGTCGATAAAAAAGATGAGTTCGCAAGAAAAGAAATGTTGAACTATGTTCATGATGCAATCTCTGAAACTAAAAAAGTTGTGCAAGAAATATTGGGTAAAGAAAAAATGGTTTGTGAAAGGTTTGTCGAGCAAAAAGAAATGACCATGATTAAACCCATCATAGGCAGAATAGATTATGAAACAAAAAATAAATTTATAGAACTTAAAACTAAACCACCAAGAGTTTATAAAACAAAAGGTAAAGAAGAGTGGACAATGCGATCCCAAGATTTACCGAGTGAGCCATTGCTTACTAATATAACACAAACTTCATTCTACTATATGGCAACAAAAAAAATACCTTACCTCGTTTATGTAAACGATAAGGGGTCAAAGGTTTTTGATTCTAGCCATGAGTTGTTGAAGCCAGATCATTTAGAATATCTTTATTTTAAAATGGTTGAGAAGATTCTTTTGTGGGAAAAGATGATTATGTTTTGTGAAGGTAGCATAGATAAGTTAGCTTTGATGTGCGAACCGCCAGATATGGATCATTTCTTTTACTATAAAGATTTAACTAAAGATCAGGAAAAATTAATAACTAAACTATGGGGAATAAAAATATGAACAACATATATAAGAAACTACACAATGCTTGTAATACAGCAAGTTCAGTAAAGAAAGCAAGTAAAGTAAAAGGTATGCACTTTAATCCTTTGCTCCACGACGATGTTTTGCGAGTGTCAATGGAAGCGTTACTAGGTAATGGATTATATCCTACTTGCAGTTATGTAACAGAAGTTAATGATAAGTGTGTGATTGTTACTTGTACAATGAAGATACATGACGTTGATGCACCAGATAATTTTGTAATGATTGATGGGTGTACTGCTATGGGTGGATTAGATAAGTTTGGTACTGGTCAAGCAATGTCATATGCTAGAAAGTATGCTTTTCTAAATGCTTTAAATTTAAAAACAGGATTAGATTTAGAAGATGGCTACAACGCACAACCATTTAAACAAAATTCTTCAGAGAAATCTGTAGAATCTAACCCACAATATGAAGATGATAATGTGGATGTAGAAGAGATAAAGAATCGTATCAAAAATTGTAAAACCATTGAACAATTCAATTTGGTTAGAGACAAATATAAAGATCAGATTCAATATCTAATTAAAAATAACTTGAGAGCTTATAGACAAGTTTCAGATATAGCTGGAACTCATAAGATCAAGTTAGATAACAATAATGCTCAACAATAAAGTTGGGAAATAACAAAGGAGTAAACATGAGTGAAGATGTGATATGGGTAAACTTAGTACCTAACGAAAATAAGACAGCTGACAATCATCCTGATTGGGTTGCACCACCAAATACAAATGCACCTGAAGGCAAGAAGTGGACTATCGGTGTTAATGTAAATGGAGTTTGGTGGAATCAAGCAGGTTGGAATAACAAAGATGAGCAAGGAAACTTGGAGGGAATTACTATTAAAATGACTCCCAATAATGCAAGTGGTTCATCTAAAGCTGCACCACAAAATAAGGGGTTTCAAAAAAAACCATCTTATGATAACAAACAATCATATAAGTTTTAATTAACTTATATAAGTCTTGGAGGGGTTTTTTCTTTCTAGTTCCCTTTCGGTAGTTTTCCTCTCCAGGACACAAAAAAAATATGGACAAGAAAATTACAAATATAGATCAAGAGATTGAGAAAAAAATTATTGATGATCGTCAAAAAGATTATGGTAATTATCAAGAAAATTTTATTATGTTAGCAGAAATGTTTACTATTATCTTAGCTAGTAGTTTAAAAAAACGAGTAAAACCACACCAAGTAGGTCAATTAATGATGGCATTAAAATTATATAGATCAACAAAAAATTTTAAAGCCGACAATTATACAGATTTAAGTATATATAATAAGATGACCAAAGAGATACACAAAAAAGAGGTTGCCAAAAAGGATAAAAATGGATAAGTATAAGAGATTAAAGCATGGTGAAGCTAATTTTATATTAGAAGAACGCTTTGATGACGTGAAGAAAGCTGCAAACCCTAGCACCGAGGGTGAATTTGTAGAAATTAAAATTAATGATTTAAAAATTAATTTTACAAAAGTGATAAAGGAGCAAGATGGTAAAAATAAAAAATCGTCTGCAGAAACTGATGGACAAACAAAGAAAGAAAAGTGAGGAATATGTCCAAACAGTTCACAAAGCTAATAAGTTAAAAGCTGAAAGCTATAACTTACATTTACAAGTAGCTGAGTGCAGAGAAGAATTAATGACAGCTAGATAGTTATTAATTATTATTAAAAAAAAACTGAAGGAATATGAGGGGGATCTATGACCAAAAATAAAATATTTACTGAAATTAAACTTGCCATGAAAGCTGGACACTATCGTGATCTAACTTTTAAAGAAAAAAAAATATATAAAAACGCATTTAAAAATGGTTACAAATTAGCAAAATTACATACTAAGAAAAAAAATCCAGAATCTTATAAACCAAGAAAGATTGTAGGTTATACATTTGCTAAACCTAATGCAAGAGTTGTTGAAAGTATTATTAATAAAATTTGTATTCGTTATGAGGTTCACAAAAAAAGTTTAATGAGTAGAACTAGAACACAAGATTTGGTTAGAGCAAGAAACATTATTCATAATCTTTTATATGAAAGATATAATTTAAACCTTACAGATATAGGTAAATATTTTAATCAAGATCATACAACAGTTTTACATTCTATTGAAATGAAGAAAGACAAACGAAGATTTTGGGATGCTAGTCAAAGCATTTGGTCAGAGTTTCAAGAATTAAAAAATACTATTTCTTAAAACCACTTAGCATAGACTTGTAAGACTTAGCACTAATAGTAGATTTTTTTTTTGATCTACTTGTACCAGCTTTTTTTCTTTTGTTTATATTATAGTACAAACCTTTTTTAGCTGTCTTACCTGACTTTGTTTTGTGATAACCTGTCATTGTTTTTCCTATTGTTAATGTATTGGTTGAAGCATAACTCATCTTTACCATTATGGCAAAACTTTTTTTTCTCTGCGTTGACTATCCAATTACCCTTATCACTCATTAATTGTTTACCACATACTTCACAGTAGCCACAAATTAATATTTGTTCTTTTGATCTAACCCAAGTTTTATTTTTTTTCATTTGATTTTATATATTGTTTAGTCTTTGATTATATCTGTCATTTGTTTCTCTTATCAAAAATTCGTTAAAAACGCAAAAAATGTTTTAGTGTCGCACCTATTCTGTAACACCCTAAAATTTTGTTGCTCTACTTTTTAATAAAAACTTTTTTTTTAAAATTTTGAAAAACCCAATGTGGTATAATGAGTAAATAAAAAAAAATGAAAGGTAAAAAAATGAAACCAAAAAAAAATG